AATATCATGCAGATGTGTTGCTTTACCTGTTATTGACACTAATAAAATTAATTATATTGGAGTTAGAAAATAATATCGAAAGGTGTTGTTTATTATGAATAAGTCATTAATTGTACTTTCTTCGCTGGAGGTGATCGAGTGGAGCAATCCACTCCAATAAAAGATATGACTATTCGTAGAAAGGGGGTGTGTAAATGATAAGATACGATAACGTACCGTTAAAGGCGGTTAAAACAGATGAAGGGTTTATATTAGACAAGCCAATTATTGGACGTGTTGGATTAATGAAGTACTTAAACGCAGATGGCAGTATAAGAGTTGAGTATAGACCGCCAGAAGAAGCGTTTAAAGCTGACTCGTTAGCAAGCATTAGAGGTAAACCTATTACATTGGGACATGTACAAAATGCTAATTCTGATAATGCAGGCAATATCCCTATACTTGGTACTGTTTTAGGTAATGGAGAGCAAGATGGAGAAAATATTCGCGCTGATGTTACAGTATTTAGATTGCCAACAGATGCAAGGGAATTATCTTGCGGATACTCATTAAAGCTTGACGAAACGCCGGGAACTTATCAAGGACAGCATTACGACGCTATACAACGAGATATAAAATACAATCATCTTGCAATCGTACCAAAGGGGCGCGCCGGAGTCGCAAGACTAAACATGGATGGCGACCAAATGTACGAAGATGATGCTAATTTCCCAATGATCGATAAAATGCAAGCAACAAAATCAAAAGAAAAAGCAACACGAATGCTTAAAGATGGCAAAATGACACAAGAAGAGCATGACAAAGTTGCCGCTATTGCAGACAAAATATTAAACAGGAAAGATGAAGGTGAAAAGATGGACAAAATTAGATTAGACAGTGGCATTGAATACGAATGCGCACCAGAAGTTAAAGTCGCAGTTGAAAAACTACAAAAAGATGCTGTGGATCAAAAGAAAGCACAAGAAACATTGCAAGCTAAATACGATTCAGTAGAAGCAACAACTAAACAGTTAAAAGAAGATGCTACAAAAAAAGAAACTGAATTTAAAGCTAACTTTGATGAAGCTGTAAAATCACGTGTTGAAATTTTAGAAACAGCAAAACAACATAAGATTGATAAAGCAGATGAAATGCAAGATAAAGATATTAAAATTGCTATCATTAAAAAGGTTCGTGGCGATTCATTCAATATCGACGGAAAATCGGAAGATTATATTACAGCTGCATTTGATATGTGTAAAGGCGAAGTTAAACAAAATCAAGATTCGGCTAAAAAGAATCGTCAAGCAATGCATGATAACAAAGATCAAAATCAAAACATCGATGAAGATGATTTAGAAGCGATTGAAGCTAAAATCAGAGAAGATGAAGCAAATGCATATAAAGGAGGTAACAAATAATGGCTTTAGATTGGTATACAAGAGATTTAGATAAAGGTTTAGAAGGACAAGTTGCCGATAGCACGTCCAATACTATTGATTCATTTGCTATCGAACTGGTTGCAGGGGCAGAAGCAGGGCAACCAGTAATTCGTGGCACAATTGAAGGCACAGTAAAAGTACCTATTGACGATGCAGGAGCAGCTAAAGTAATTGGTATTACAGTACATACACAAAAAGAACCACAAACACCTTATTACAAGCAATATGATTCAGTTCCAGTTATGACCAATGGTGACATTTATGTAAAAGTTGGAACAGCAGTTGTAGCTGGTGATACGGCTGGAATTTTAGGTAGTGCAGGCGTATATAGTTTTTGTCCGTCAACAACAGCATTGTCGATAGCTATTGCAAACGCAACATTTTTAGATAGTGCTGCTATCGGTGGATTAACAAGATTACGGATTCGTAAATAAGAAGGGGTGAAATAATGGAAAAAGAAACATTACTTAGATTAGATCAAGAAGCATTAAATACGTTGAATTTAGATGATACGTCAAGTGCGTTTGTAGCTAGACAATTAACACATGTTAGAGCACAAACAATTCAAGTCAAACATGCAGCGTTAAATGCATTTACACTTTTCCCTGTACAAACTGAGATCCCGGTTGGAGCCGATACAGCGGAACAAATTTATTACGATATGGTAGGTATGGCAACGATTATTTCTAATTACGCTGACGATTTGCCAAGGGCCGATGTGGTTGCAGAAAAAACAGCAGTAAGCGTTAGGGATATTGGATCATCTTACGGATATTCGGTAAAAGAATTACAAAATGCAGCATACGCTAAAGTTCCATTGACGACGATGAAAGCAAGTGCAGTTAAAAGATCAAATGATAAAAAATTAAACGATGTCGCCTTTAAAGGCGACTCAAAATACGGTATCACTGGATTTATTGACAATGCAAACTTAAATGAATATACGTTAACGGCAGATGGTACAGGTTCTGCTACTAAGTTTAGTACAAAAACAGCAGCGCAAATGTTTAGAGATATGACAGCATTTATCGAATCAGTGCCAATCGCTACAGAATACACAGAAGCAATGAACACAATTGGCATTTCTCCTGCTGCACACTTAGCATTAGCAAGCACGACTTACAATACAACGACTGGATTAACTGTATTACAAACGTTGAAAGAACAACATCCAGAAATTACTCGCTGGTTGAAAATTGGCGAATTTAAAAATGCTGATGCTACAGGGACTAAAGATATTATGATCGGTGGCTATTTCGACGCCGATTATGTTCGCTTTGAAATTCCAAATCGCTTTGAACAAAGACCGGTCCAAGAACGCAACCTTGAATATGTAGTTAATTGCTTATCTTCAACAGTTGGCGTAACGGTATTTAGACCATTTGCTTTTAGTATCGCAGAAGGGGTATAAGGAGGACATAAAATGAAAGTACAAAACACAGGAGCTAGAATTATTATTGTTGATGATATTGCAATTAAACCGGGTTATCCTGTCGATATTGATATTGATGTATTAGCAAAAAAACATAAATCGATCCAAGACAAGCTTGATGCTGGAATTCTGGTGAAATTGAGCGATAACGAAGCGAAAAAGGCAACTAAAAATATTGATAAAGCAATCAAGGAAAAAGTCAAGGAATCGACTGAAAAATGACAGATGCCGAATTAGTTGCTTTATTTCGCACAATAGCACCAGAATTTGCATTGGTAACGGATGAACAAATACTTACAAATATCAATATTTATAAAGACTTTGTTTCGGAACGTGTATTCGGAAAAGTTTATTATAAAGCATTGTGCTATTTCACGGCCCATATGATGACAGTAGAAAAAATTATTGCCGAAGAAGGGGCAAGTAGTTCCTACATTACCGCTGGTGGTATTACTAGTGAAAAAGAAGGGGACTTGCAACGCAGTTATGCGAACACAAGTTCAAATTCATCTATTGATGATTTACTTAATAAAACTTTTTACGGCAAAATGTTCCTGCAATTACGTGGAATGTGTAAAATACCTGCTATTACGAGATTTGCGCCATGTCAGTAAAAGATATTGACCTTGGGTGGAGTAAAATACTTGCTGACATGAAAAATCTTGATGCAAAAAGCGTAAAAGTAGGAATACAATCTGGTTCAACCGCAGAAGATGGCAGTAATTTAGCTATGATTGCAGCAGTACACGAATATGGGAATGAAAAAGGAACTATTCCTTCAAGACCGTTTATCCGATCGACATTAGATACTAATAAACAACAAATTAAATCATTGTCAGATAAAATGGCAGGTAAAATAATTGACGGTACATCATCACCAAGACAAGCGTTAGATACTATTGGTATAGCTGTAACTGGAATGATACAACAAAATATAATAGAGGGAAATTTCGTTCCAAACACAAAAGAAACAATAAGAAAAAAAGGATCCTCAAGACCTCTAATTCATTGGGGGCGTATGCGACAATCAATTAGGCATGTAGTGGAGTGATTTAATGGGATTTAGAAAAAACTTTATAATTACTAGAGTTGGCGGAACGGCTGGACATTATGATGATAGTGGTACTTGGATACCGGGGACGGCTACTACCGATATCACTATCAAAGCTAGTGTACAACCCCTAAATTCTAATGATAGGGCCGAACTTACGGCTGGTGGCGAACGTACTGCCGATATAGTTAAAGTATATACAAATACAAAATTACTTACAGCTAAACAAGCCTATGGAAATACGTTAGCTGTAGAAGCAGATATTTTAAATTACGATAGCGGTACATGGAAAATTATAATGTGTTCGCCTTATCAGTCTAATGTAATTAGTCACTACAAAGCCTATGCGCAGGAGGTAACAGATGGAAACTAGTCAAAAGTTATTCATGCATGACCTCATAGCCGAAATATTATCACTAGAAAAGAACAAAGTTATTACAGCGAATCAAACCGCACCGAAACCAACTAAAACATATTGCACACTACGATATTACTCACATGGCCCTGAAATAATGGGCGAACAACGTAGCACAAGCACGGCAGGTATAGTTAATGTATTTACATCTAACACCTGCATGCTTGAAATACAAATGTACGCAAATACTGGTACAGATGCTTGTTCTGAGTTGAATAAAGTAGTCAATGCATTTGATAGGGAATCGGTGCAACAACGCTGTAAGGCAAATTACATAGCAATAGCTGATAGCAATACAGTACAGGATATTACAGCATTATTAGATAATGCGACATGGGAAATAAGAGCGTCAGTTGAAATAGAAATTAGATATAACACAGAATTAACGGATGATGTTGGTTATGTTGATACTGTTACTATGCAATCTACAGTTAACAATTTACCAACACAAACTATTACAGTAACAGGAGGGGAATAAATTTGGCAAACTTAGAAAGAATCGTCAATGTATCGATTGCTTTAAACACTGCAGGCATTAGTAAGCTAGGTTTTAATGATATGTGCATTGTTGGCACTCATGCGCTGTCATTAAATAGAGTTGATACAATCACAAGTACAGACGAATTGATTACAATGGGATTTAATATAACTGATCCTATTTATAATGCAGTAACTTCTGCATTATCACAAACGCCACGAATCAAACAAGTTAAGATTGGCAGAATCGCACCTGCAACATCAATTATTAAAGTTAAAACTATTTCAGCAACAGCAATATATTCAGCTACTATTTCAAGTAAAGTAAGCGGTTCTGTAGTTGCACAAACTTATAGTTATACTTCAATTAGTGCAGATGCTACAGCAATTTTGACTGGATTATTAGCAGCAATTACAGCAGATACAGACGAAATTGTTACAGGTGTAGTCGCAGATTCAACTTTAACGTTAACACCTACAGACGATACAAACTTTAAAGTTACAGTATCGGATAATTTAGTACAAACGTTTGGTACAGCAACAGAAACAATTGCAGAAAGCATGGTTGCTATTACAACAGAAGATAACGATTTCTACGGTATTATTCTTGCTGATAGAACAGTTGCTAACATTCAAAGTATGGCTTCATGGGTAGAAACTCATACTAAATTATTCTTAACAAGCACAGCAGAAGCAGGGGCAATTGATGTAGTAAGCACAACAGATGCAGCTTATTTATTAAAAGATGATAATTATTATCGTACATCATATTGGTATCATGGAGAAGCAAGCACAGAATATATTGACGCTGCAATTATGGCTAGGTGCTTTATGATTGATGCTGGTGGAGAAAATTGGTCGTTAAAATCTTTAGCAGGTGTATCGACCGACAAATTAACTGAAACTCAATTCAATGCGGTTAAAGCCAAAAACGGTAATACATTTGAAAACGTTAGAAATATCACAGTAACGCAAAATGGTAAAGTTGCAGCAGGTGAATGGATTGATGTTATTCGTTTTAGAGATTGGTTGCAAGAAGAAATAGCGACTAATGTATTCACAGCAATGAAGAATAAAAATAAAGTTGGTTATATTGACGCTGGTATTGCTATTATTGAAGCACAAGTTAGAAAAGGATTAGATGATGGCGTAACAGTTGGCGGTATTGCACCTACTGAATACGATGCAGACGGTAATAAAAATCCTAGTTATGTATTAACAGTACCTCTTGCCAGTGAAATTACAGCAACAGTTAAAGCGACACGCGTGTTATCTGGAATTTTATTTACTGCAAGATTAGCAGGTGCTATTAATGCAACTAATATTAACGGTTCGTTGACTTATGAAAATTTGACTACTACCGATAACGTAGCGTAAGGGGGTATTAATAAATGAGTGTAAAAACATATGATCCAAAAAACTTAGTAGTTATTTTTGGCTTAGAGCGTATTCATGGATTTAGCGAAGGAGATATGATTACAGTAAAACCAAATGGAGACGGATCGACCATATATGTTGGAGCAGATGGAGAAGTTGGAAGAAGTATTGACCCTAATGGAACGTTTGAAGTAACTATTTCATTAGCGCAAACTTCTGCATCAAATGATACATTATCTACATATCGTGAATTAGATAGAGCTACAGGAAAAGGATTATTACCTCTTGCAATTAAGGATTTATCCGGTACTACAGTTTTTACAGCTAGTCAAGCATGGGTTAAAAATCTTCCAGAAGCTAAAAAGGGTAAATCTATTGATGCAAATGAATGGACAATATACACAGGCAATGCAGATGCATTCGTTGGAGGTAACAGCTAATGGCTTTGGGAGATAGAATTGACGTAACAGTTGGCGAAAACATGTTTCATATTATGATGTTTGAGCCATTTAGAGCTATGGAAGTATTAGGGGATTTGCAAAAAGTCTTTTCCCCTATTATTGGGAAATTGGCTGGTGGTATTGCTAAAAATACAGAAGTATTAGACGTTGAAGTAAATGATATTAGTGGTATGATGCCAGCACTCGAAGGGGCATTTGCTTCATTAGCTGAAAATGTAGATGGTAAGACATTAAAGAACATATGTTCTATGTTATTAAATCAAGAGTATATATCTGTAGATGATGAAACAGGCAGAGCTAAAGCATTAACAGCCGGTATGGTTAATAAAGTATTTTCCGGTAAGATTGGCGAAATGACTAAATTAATGTGGGAAGTTATCAAGGTAAATTATTCCGATTTTTTTACAACATTCAGCACCCAATTTGGCAATCTAGAGGAGTTCATCACAAAGAAATAAATATACCGGGTGAAATGCGAGAAGATTTTCAAAGTAAGATTTTTATACTACGTGCTGTAGATAGTCAAATGACCACTATGGCAGAAGTAAAAAGCGGTGCTATAAATATAGTAGATTTACAATACATAATTGCTTATCGTGATATGTTACATGATATAGAAATAGCCAATACACCACAACCGAAAAGGGGGTAGATAAATTGGTTATACGCGAATTAGTAGCAAGGTTGGGATTTTCGGTTGATAAAGGTTCTTTAGGTCAAGCAAGTTCAGCTATTAATAATACTAAAAGCTCAATGGAAAAGCTAGGTGCAACAGGATCAACGGCAGGATCACAAGCTTCTGGTGGATTAAACATGTTAGGCAGTGCTGCAAATATGGCAAAAGGTGTAATGCTAGGTTTAGGTGTAGCAATTACAGCAGCATTTGCTAGTGCGATAACAGGTAGTACTAAAGCATCTGATGAAATGCAGAATTTATATGGTCGTTTAGCAGTAGTTACAAAGTCAGAACAAGAACGTTTAGACGTTGAACAAAAATTGTTTGATACATCAAATAGAGCTAGACAGCCACTTGCCGAGACAGGAGATTTGTTTTTTAAAATCGCTAAAGCAAGTAATGAATTAGGTACTACGCAAGAACAAGCGTTACAAATGACAGAAACAGTTGCTAAAGCATTGACGGTAGGCGGAGCTGGTGTAGCTCAATCGCAAGCTACGATATTACAGTTAGGACAAGCTTTAGGCTCTGGCGTGTTGCAAGGTGACGAACTTAGATCATTGAATGAAAATGCTACTGACTTAATGCAATCAATTGCTCAATATTTTGGCACAACAGTTGCAGGATTACGCAAGATGGGCAAAGAAGGCGAATTGACTGCTGACAAAGTAGCACAAGCAATATTATGGTCACAAAAAACTATTGATGCACAATTTGAAAAAATGCCACTTACTGTCGAACAAGCTATGGTTATGTCTGGAAATGCTTATAAGCAAGGCATATTCGAATTCGAGCGACAGACAGGATTTTTTTCGGCTATAGCTCATACAATTGTAAATGCAACAAAAGGTATTGGCAACAATTTGACTTGGTTGTCAAATAAAGTCGGTGGAATAAAAAACCTAATAACTATTTTAAGTGTAGGGTTTGGTATTTTAGCTGCATCTTTAGTAGTTTCCAATTGGGGTACATTTATTGGATGGATAAGTAAAGCAACTACAGCATTAAGAGGATTTGCAATAGCAAACGGAGCAGCTATGTGGGAATTTGTATTAATAGCTGCGATAATCGCAATTGTTGTACTAGCTGTACAAGATTTATATACTTGGATAAATGGCGGTGATTCATTATTAGGGCGTTGGCTTGGTAGCTGGGAAGATTTTAAAGCTAAATCACAAACATTTTTCCAGCCACTTATTGACGCTTTTACTCCACTAATGTCAGCAATGCAAAATGGTTGGGAACAAATAAAAAGTTCTTTTTCGCAATTAAGTCCAGCTTTTTCCGCTATGGGTGATGCTTTTTCAGCTTTGTGGACAGTAATTTCTCCTATAATTTCATGGATTTGCGAGGGATTAACTCAAATAGGAGTATTTTTAGTATCAAACGTAATTAATTACTTGCTACATTTAATAGAAGTATCAATGCAAATTGGCTCGTATGTTGTAAATGCAATTACGGCAGTTATAACAGGAATGGCTAATTCTCTTAGGCACATAGTAGAATTTGTTACTGCATTAATGAAAGGCGATTTTGACGGAGCTATAAACGCTATAAAAGATTACTTTAATGATTTAGGCGATACTGCTATGACTATATTAAAAAATATCGGTGATGCAATAGGTACATTTGTTATGGATAAAATAACTTCTGCTAAAAATGCAATTGCTGATTTTTTAGGATGGTCAACAAAGACAACAGCACAAGCTGTAAACGATTCAAAAACAAATTACAATCAAAATATTGCTATAAATCAAAATTTTAATGGTGGTACAGCAGCAGAAAACACGGGATATATGCAGGATGGCGCAAAAAGTGCTTTTGGCGACATAGGTACTAATTTTCAATTTGGAACGCCATAATAAAAAGTAGGTGATAAAGTGGCAATAATACCAGCGCTAACAAGCCCTAGTAAAATGGGAAATGACAATTTAGGATATATTTACTTTGATGTATTGCTAGAACGTAAAGCTGATTATGACAGTGAAGTAACAAGCAACCCAACAGAGACAGGTTTCGTTATATCAGATCATGTTATTAAAAAACCTAATAAACTAAATATTACCGCTTTATTTACCCCTACACCGGTGACTTGGGCAGAATATCAAGGTGGTCCAAACGAAAACCGTTTGTTAGAACTTGAACAAAAAATAAAGGCTATGCGTGATGCTGGCGAAACAATTACAGTCACTACACCGGACAACATTTACAGCGATATGGTACTTACATCAATATCATTACCAAGGGACAACAAAGGCTATAGCATAACAGCAAATTTAGAATTTACTAACGTTATTATTGTTGATACGCAAACGGCAGATGTTCCAGAGGAATACGTTGTATTAGCTCCACAAGCACAAGCAGGACAAACTGATACAGATGCAGGAACAGCACAAACAGAAGAAATTACAGCACCAACCAATAATACAGATAGTACAACAAGCGGATCAGAAGCAACAGCAGATACATCTAACAAAAGTTGGGCAGCTAGTGTAGGCGATGCAATATTTGGTTAAGGAGGAACAACATGTTTACAATTTCAATGATAGATGCAAATGATTTTTACGAATCGGTAACTTTGGATAGCACCAGTTACAAATTACACTTTAGTTGGAATGGTACAAATTGGTGTATGGATTTAAGAGATCAAAAAAATGTTGATATTATCAGAAATATAGCGGTTGTTCCTAATTTTCCTTTATTATTACAACACACAAGGCATACAAAAATAAAAGGTCAATTGCTTGCTATAGTTAATGATAACAGCACAACGATAGGACGTAAAGATTTTATTAACGGCAGAGCTAAGCTTGTATATATGACCTTGGAGGATTTAAACAATGCAATGGAATAGGATATACAAGCTATTACTAGGCGAAGCAGGGAATCAAGGCGTTTTACTAACTAACTTAAATGATGATGGAACAATAAAAAAAGACGCTATTAGAATAAACTTTGATATCGACAAAGATACAACAAAACGTACTAACAAAAGCAAAATAAAGATATGGAATTTATCAGATGATACGCTAGACAAAATAGAAAAAAACGATTTGTTTGTTGAGTTATACGTTGGTTATAAAGATAGTGGATTAAAACGTATTTTTATTGGCTATGCGCTTACTGTAGAGACAAAAAACGACAATGGCGGTAAAGACATAGTAACTGAAATAACGGCAGCAGATGGGCAAGTACAAATACGTGATGCTATAATGTCGGTTGGTTATCCGGCCGGCATTAATAGCAAAGTTATACTAAACGGTATCGCTTCAACTATGGGGTTAGATTTATTTGTTGCTGATGATGTAGACTTTCCGGATTATCCAGACGGTTTTTCTTTTGTTGGCTATGCAAAAGATGCATTGGATATTGTCGTAGGTGGTTTAGGTGGATCATGGAGTGTACAAAATGAAATATTACAAGTTATATTGTCCGAAGGAACAACAGGATTAAAAGGACTAGTATTTAATGCTGATAGCGGGTTGATAGGTTTTCCCGAACGTCTTGTTAGGTCTGCATATGCAACAGCAAAACAAATAGCTACAGCAACAGCACCACCAAAATTAAAGAAAAACGGTCAACCAAGAAAGCAACGTGCAAAAAAAGCTAAAAAGCAGAAGAAACAAAAACAATATGGTTGGAGAACAAATGTTTTATTAGCACCAACTACTAACCCCGGTGATGGCGTTAGGATAGAATCGGATTTTGTTACCGGTTGGCTAAAAATAGAATCATTAAAACATTCCGGCGATACACATAGCAATGATTGGAATACACAACTAGAATTAATAGAGGTGTTGCTAGATGAATAACAATCAAGTTGTAGATGCAATAGAAAAAACAATTACAAACAAAATAAATCAAGTTAACACTGCAATCGCAGGTGAAATTATTTCATGGAACAAAGGTAGTAATAGAGCTGTAGTTAAGCCAAAAGGGAATATACCGTTTCCTGATGGGAGAATATTGCCATATCCAACTATTTCAAACGTACCTATTATATTTCCTTGCGGTATGGGTGGCAAAGCTGGCATAACATTTCCTGTCGTTGGCGGTGACGGTTGTTTATTAGTTTTTTCTCAAGACAACATGCAGACGTTTTTATCTAAAACAAATACCGAAGATCAACGCAAATTCCAGTTGTCAGATGCTTTTTGTATTCCCGGCCTTTATAGTGGTTCTACACCTACTGCCGTAAGTAATCCAAACGATGTTTGCTTGTCAAACGGTGAAGGTAAAGTTTATCTAGGTTCTGACGGTTTTAATGGCACAACAGCAGATGGTACAATGTTTGGCTTTAGTGGTGGTGATTTAGTTGTAAATGGTATTTCATTGGTTAATCATTTACATGGCGGTGTACAAACAGGTGGTGGCAACACAGGAAAGCCTTTGTAAAGGGGTGATAAGGTGGCTTATGATTTAGCTTTAAACGCTAAAACGCATGACTTAATAATTAAATACACAGATTTTTTACTAATAGATAACGCTGAACGTATAGCGCAACAAATAAAAGTATCGTTATGGGAATGGCGTGGTGAATGGTTTTTGGATAGTCGTGATGGGGTTCCCTACATTGAATACATATTGGTTAAAAATCCAAACTTATCTCACATAAAAAAAATACTTACCGATAAAATATTGTCGGTTGATGGTGTTAATAGCGTATCTAGTTTAACGCTTGATTTTGATAGAGCTAATAGAACACTAGATGTAGAATATGTAGCTATTACAGAATACGGAACAGTTACAAGTCTTGAAACTCTTAATTATTAAAGAAAGGAGTTGAAATTATGGCAACTAGTGAATATGGAGTTACGGCAGAAGGATTTAAAAGAAAACGTTTGGCCGAAATAAGAAGTAATATTTTAAGCCGTTTTGCTGATAAAACAGGTGTAACAATTGCAAATGGATCAAATTCAGTAATTGGCATGTTAACAGATATACATTCTTATGAATTATCTGATATTTGGAGTGGATTAGAAGGTTGTTATAATGCAATGTATCCTAATAGCGCAAACGGTGTAAGCTTAACAAATTCAGCAGGATTGACAGCGATTAGACCGATTTCAGCAGAACAAACAACAGTTATACTTGCTTGCTACGGTACAGCAGGTACAACAATAACAGAAGATGCTCAAATAGCTGATTCGGCAACGTCAGTAACCTATACAGCGGATGAAGATACAGAAATTTCAATGTCTACCGTTTGTGATTGTGAAATAGTTGCACCTACAATAGTAGCAGGTACTATTTACTCGCTAACAATTGACGGTACAACTAAAACTTATACAGCAGTAAGCGGAAACACAAAAACAATTGTTTTAACTGCTTTATATTCTCAATTTTCCTTTACAGATAGGATATTGTCTTTATCAAACGAAGTTTTGTCTATAACAATGACAGATCAAAGTGATACATTTACATTGTCAGTATCAAATTTAACCGTGCAAAAACTAGGCTCACCTGTCAATTTTACTTGTGATACATATGGATCTATTACGCCTATACTTGGTAATTTAACTACTATTATAACTAGTATTACTGGTTGGAATAGCGTTAATAATGCCGTTAATGCAACAATAGGTAGGGCCGATGAAACAGATACAGAGCTAAGACAAAGATGGTCACAATCGGTATATAAAAAAGCGTCAGCAATGATTGAAGCTATACAAGCAAATGTATATGAAAATGTTACTGGTGTAACTACGTGTTTAGTATATGAAAACTCTACAGATACAACAGACGCAGATGGAAGGCTACCACACAGCATTGAAGTTATTGTGTTAGGCGGTGAAGATACTGACATAGCAAAAGAAATTTGGACTTATAAAACTGCTGGTATTGATACAAATGGTAGTATATCCACAGAAGTAGCAGACAGTCAAGGCGTTAATCATACAATTAAATTTAATCGCCCTACAGAGGTAAAAGTATGGTTAAGTATTACAGTTACAAAAAATAGTGAGGAAACTTGGAGCGAAAACAATGCTACTGAAATAAAAGAATTATTATTAACATATGGCGATAGCTTAACGGTTGGCCAAGACGTAATATTACAGAAAATGCTAGGCACTATCTATAGTAACACTACAGGCATAGGATATGTAGCAATTACAGCAACTACAGGCGATACAGCAGGTACATATACGACAGATAACATTAGTATTACGGCAAGGCAATTAGCAGTTTTTGATACAACGCGAATTGAGGTAACTGTAAATGTCTAGATCAGATTCGGCAAAATCACATTTATTAGCACAATATCAAGATAAACCTATTATGTACGCTTTAATCGAGTCGATATGCGAAGAAATGGATGAAATAGATGTAGTCATAAATGATTTAAATACAAAGCGTTGGATAGATACGGCAGAAGGTGTTCAACTTGATGGAATAGGTACTATTATCGATAGAGATAGAATTATTTCAAATTCTGTTCAGCTTACATTTTTTGGATTCGAAGGGCAACCAAATGCTAAAGGATTTGGACAAGCTAGATTTAGGAGTTCGGAAGAATCATATTTATCTAGTTCGGCACTATCTGACGAAGAATATCGTCTAGTTTTAAGAGCTAAAATATTTAAAAACAGCTCATTAACATACGCAGAAGATACAATTAGCTCATTACTATTTTTATTTGATACTAATAAAATAATATTGACAGATGTTGGCAATGCAAAATTTATTGTTGCTGTCGGTAGAATATTAACAGAAAATGAAATTATTATGATGCGAGCTTTAGATTTATTTGTGCGCGGCGGTGGTGTCGGATGCCAGTTTTTATCTCATTTTGAATACGGGAATACATTTGGATTTGAAGGGCAGAAAGGGGCCGTAGGTTTTGGACAAGGTAGATTTGCAAGCATATTTTTATAAGGAGTTGATTAAATGAGTGATCCAGATTTTTCAAAATTATTTGGTAGTAGTGCAACGTCAACAAGTGAATGGACTGATCCTAATTATTTAACAGGTTGGGGATATTTAGGACAAGCTAACCCGCCATATCAGTTATTTGATGCATTACAAAAACAAACAGATACTAAACTAAAATGGTTATTTGATAAACTAGACAATGAGTTTAGACTTAATTCAACCGAATATGTAGTAGGCGATATTAAAATAAGTGAAAGTATGGAAAGTTATATTTACGCAGAATGTACAGTCGCAGGAACAACAGGGAACAGTGAACCTACATGGGGGACTACGGTTGGTGCAACCGTTACAGATGGTGGTGTAACATGGTTGTTAAAAAGAAAAGGGAATAACATACCTTATAATCAGCAAATTTATAGTACAGCAGGGACATATACTTTTACAGCACCAGTCACCGGATTATATAAAGTTACTGTCGTTGGGGCTGGTGGAGGAGCTGGTGGAGCTAAGTCAACATCCGTATCATTTTATGCTACTAGTGCTGGTGGTTCCGGCGGCGGAACTGCAATAAAAAACATATATTTAACAAAAGGGTCTTCTGTATCTGTTACTGTAGGCGCAGGTGGAGTTGGTGGGACAGCAACACCAACTAATGGTACTAGTGGCGGATCTAGTTCTTTCGGAGCTTATTGCTCTGCATCTGGTGGTGGCTATGGTGTGGCAGCAAGTGCATCAACAACAAATGTAATGTCATTATTAGGTTCTGGACCGGGAATTGGTAGTAATGGAGATATTAATATTGGTGGTTTTGCCGCAAGTATTGGAAGTATAGTTGTTACTTCTGGCGGAAACGCTTATGCTGGCGGTAATAGTGGCGGAACTTTTTGGGGAGGATCGTCAAATGGTTTCTTGGGCTCAAATGGCAATAATGGTAAAATTGGTGCTGGCGGTGGTGGAACAGCAACAACTAATATTGCCCTTGCTTTGTCTGGTGGTTCTGGTGGAGATGGTGCAGTGATAATTGAATGGTAAGGAGGAATAATATAAAAACAATCGAATGTTAATATTAAATTGATTTTAATATTAAGGAGAATATTTATGGCAACACAACATATAAATTTTATTGATACAGCAAAAGGAATTTGCATTTTATTAGTTTTATTAGGACATGTTTATGAAATTCCTTTGCCGTTATTTAAATATATTTATTCTTTTCATATGCCAGCATTTTTCTTTATATCTGGATATTTATTTAATACTAGACATTTAAATGAAAGCTATTTTCAATTTTTAAAAACAAAATTAAAAAGATTAATAATACCATATTTTTCTATGGGATTAATATGTTATGTTTTATTTATCGTATATCCAATCGTTACAATAAAAGATATAAAATTAGATTATTGGTATTTTCTAAAACCTATTATTGGAATATTATACTCGATAGGAACAACAGAGTGGATTCCAAACTGTTCCCCTTTATGGTTTCTTACCTGTTTGTTTTGTACAGAACAATTGTTTTTCCAAATTTTTAAAAACAATAAAAAAACAATATTATTTGTTATTACTATAGTAATAAGTGGGATTTTTGGATACTTGACATCTCTTTATATTCCTTTTAAATTACCTTGGAATATTGATACATCATTAACAGCAATATGTTTTTATGCTTTTGGATTTATGGTTAGAAGACGAAATTTAGTCAATTTAATGATTAATAAAACATCTTATCTATTGTTTCCAATAGCTTTGCTTATAAATTATGTATCGATAAAATATAATCCAATTACGATAGTAAATTTAGATGCAAATAAATATGGTAATATACTATTATTTTATTTAGGTGCTATCAGTGGAATAGTATGTATAATATTAGTATCTAATTGGATACTAAAATCAAGTATACTAGCATTTTTTGGCAGGAATACGATGCCAATTATAGGCTTTAATTATGCTATAAATACATTAGTGGCCAAAACAATAAATATATTTACTATTACAAATACATGGCCTGTAAGATTTATTTTAGTAATTATTTATTTTGTTGCATTACTATTTTGTTTTGAAAAATTTCGTAATAAATCAAATTTAATTAATAAATATATTTATGGTAAATAGAACATGATATGTTCTATTTTTTTTATATATTTAATTGGAGGGTATATATATGTGGGCAAGAGTAGTAGACGGAATAGTCGTAGAAACTACAGACATTGATCCAACTGGAAGATTTGTTCAAGAATTTGTGGATCAATTTAAAGAATGTTCCGATGAAGTAGAGCAAGGCTGGCAATATATTAACGGTGTATTTTCAATACGTACACAATCATATCTAATTCGCAACGGTGTATATACGTATGATTATTACCAAATTGGCGACACGGTAGTTACGGAACGACCAACGCCACCAAATACTTACACATCATATGAATGGGGTACTATTTTAGCGATCGCAGGTAAAATAAGTTGTACAATAACAAAAAACTTTGCTGAAAATGATACATTAACAATCGCAGGTATTACGTTAACAATCGGCACAGATGTAATAGGCACAGATATAGCAACAACAGCAACAAATTTACAAACTGTATTATCTGCAAATACAACAATTAACGCATTATATGCAGTTACGGTAGCAGGTACAACAATCACATTGACCGAAACAACGGCAGGTGGTGGAAATACTCCTAGCGAAGCGACAACGACAGGGACAGGCGTTATTACAAACGGAACAGCAATAACAAGTGCAGTAGAAACCACAGGGTGGAAAATAGATAAGGCGACATCATTAGATGCTTTAAATTCGTCTTATGTAACGGCTAAAACAGAAATTCACAAGCAACATGATGGTTGTAGTTTAGCTACATGGCTAACTAGTGAACAAATTGCTACATATGAAACGATTTTAAAATCTCAATATTTATCATTAAAAGATGAACTTATTGCAAAACAAAAGGAGCTGGGTTAAATGGCTGATACAAGATATTGTCCTTTCGGATGTGGAGTAATAATGACTCCAACAACAAGTAATAATGTAACAATTTATACATGCCATACGTGCGGATATCAAGAACATAACCAAGTTTTAGGCAATACAGCGATAGAAACAGATACTACCGTATTAAAAACAACATTATAGGAGGAGTGTTATGGATATTCCAAGACCTTATATAAATGGCTTTGTGATAATATTTATTATATCGTGTATTGCATGTGTGTATGCGGGAATAATGATTGGTTATCAGCAAGGCAAAGAAGATAGAGATAGTATTATTAATATTAAATACGATAATATTAACACTGAAATTTGGGGCGTTATGATCCGTAATGGATTTACTCCTACCAAAGAGCAAAAACAAAACATTGAAACCGAAATTAAACAAAATCACCGCAAAGCTGGTTTTAGGGGTGATAATAAATGAGTTTAGATGAATTTACCAAAAATCCTATAGAGGTAGTAATATCATTTGTTTTTATTCTTACTGTTGTTAGTTTGGCCAGACAATTACCATCATTATTAGCAAAATTAATAACAGTTATACAAAATAACACTAACATCATGGAAATGCTAGTGAAAACAGTAGATAATCACGAAAGAAATTCAGAAGAAAAATTAAATGGACTGTCAACAGCAATGACGGTCCTAACACAACAACAAAAATCAACACAAAAAGAAGTATCATTAATACATACTAATGTCATTGGCGTTCAAACCGATGTACAAGTTATAAAAGATAACATGGTAACAAGGCAAGAATTACATAATACAGTAGATAAATTGTACGAAAGGGGAGAAAAATATTGAAAATATGTATGAATGGCGGTCATTATCCCGGGTTAGATAGTGGTGCATGCGGTAACTATCTACAAGAAGCAGATGTAACAAAAAATCTTATGCAGAAGGTTGCTGGTTATCTACGAAATGTTGGCTACGAAGTATTAGAAGTACAGGAAAATGAATTAGAAGATATTACAAACACTAGTAATGATTTTGGTGCTGATTTATTTGTGTCATTGCATTGTAATGCTGCAACTAATACCGAAGCAAAGGGAACAGAAGTATTTTGCTATAGCCTAGATGGGAATGGTGCTAGATTAGCGCAAAATATTCAGGACCAAATAATAAATAGTTTAGGAACTGTAGATCGTGGTATTAAAGGGAACAAAGGATTATATGTTTTAAAACATACCGATTGCACAGCTTGTTTAGTAGAAACAGCATTTATCTCTAACGAAGATGATGAAAACCTATTAGCCAATAATCTAGATGATTTTGCAAAAGCGATTGCTAGAGGAATTACCGATTATGTCTAAAGTTGTTATAGGATTTGTTGGTGGAGATACAAACTTAGATCGTGCAATCGAGTTTTTTAGTGATGCAGAACATTACGATATATCGCATACATTCGGTATTTTGTTCAACTCCACATTAGAAAGTACAGGCTGTAAAGAAGAAAACGACCCCTATAGTGGTGTATGGTTACATGATCCTAACAAATACATAAATAATCCTCATGCAAGATTTATCGAGGTAGAAGTCCCTAACATGTTAGCTCTTGAAGAAGAAGCTAGAAAAATGTTAGGGTCTTTTTATTCACTAGGGTCATGCATTGCATATTTTTTAAAGAAAATCGTTAATATTGATTTACCTGATTTTATGCGTACCTGTGACTGTTCAGAGTTATGGACCCAATTACTACGGGTTGGCGGAAGAAAAGTATTACAAAAATATCAACCTAATCAAGTATCGCCTTTAATGTTGTTCAAATGGTGCATGCAAAACGGCGGTGTGGATGTAACTGCAAGATATAGAAAGGTGGTGGCATAAATGCAATGGTTAAAATCAGCATGGATTAAAATTCGTGATGCAACATATCAAGCTGGAGCGGCAGCAATCGGAGCTAGTATTGTAAATGCGATAAAAAAGAAGGGGTAATATGCAATATATAACACCTTACATAACACCAATTTTAAAATGGTTATTGCCATATTTCCTAAAAATAGCTGACAAGTATTTGCCGGAAATTTTAGAGGATATCATAAATAAAATCAAAAATAATAAAAAGAAGGATGATGTAAAAATGAGTGAAACAACAGAAGTATTAAAAGAAACTGTAGGGACCACGGTGCAAACAGCTGCAACAATCGCAGAAATGACAGCAGAACAGGAAATACAGGTTAAAATGGATGAAGCAGTGGCTAAATTCACAGCAGAACAACAAGCAGAAATTAATTCGACAAAATCTAGTTGGGTGAAAGTACGCGATCAGGCATATATTTCTTTGGTTACTACCACAGAAGACTATTTGGATGACCAAATTGCACTATTAGGCGTTAAAGCATTAGCACAACTTGAAAAATTAATCGCTAAATTATAATAAAAAGCTCCTACCTCATTAAGAGATAGGAGCTTTTTTTATTTTGCAATTAATTTTTGTTCATTTTTCTCTGCCGTACTTTCTAAAATCGATTTTATGTAAGCTGGATTTGTCACGTAAGAATAACCAGATAAACCGGCAGTCGCCGCAGATTGGATGTAGATTGTTCCATATCCAAATATTCTTCCTAGGATACCCTGATCATAATTAAAATTATTTATTTTACTAAGCGGAGTAGAGCCAGAATTGACAGAAACAACACCGACTTTAATATTAAATTTTTGATTAGTAAGAATAATTTCATCCATATAATATCGTAAAGCTCGATATATTAACCATACAATTCCAATCCCCATGGTAAATACAGTTACAACTAAAGGCCAAAAGAAGTACATCCAATGCTTTTGTATCCTTAAAACAGCTTGTTCATTTTTACCTAAATCCATAAAAACACATCCTTTGATAATTTTGTTTATGCAAGCTTATTTTACCACAAAAAGATATTATTTGCTATCGGAAGGAATAAGTAATGTTTTGCAGAAATAAACTACAATACTTTAATAATCTTAGTATTAAAAGGAGCTGTGTCATATGAGAGTAAATTGTTTTTTATGCGGTAAACCACAAAATGCACCAGAAACCGATACTTTGACAGCTATAATGGTTAAAAGCAAAAAAATCCTACCGGAAGAAATTGAGAATACCGACTGGAAGTATGTTTGTAGCGATTGCTCACAAACCGAAAAGTATTGGGAATGGACAAATTCTTTAGAATCAGTTGGGCATATAGCGTTAGCACCAAAAGCTAAAATATCGGAGTAATATATAATATAGTTAAAGCGTCCAAGTAGGACGCTTTTCTTTATGACCAACACAAAACAATAATTAACAACCAAAAACCTAATCCTAATACTAAACCGTTTACAATTCCTCTAGCTGCATTCAATTCGCTTTTCATGCGTCATACATCTCCTTAATTCATTTACATTAGAGACATACTAGTAACAAAGCACTATATAAATACTTATTTACCAACAATATTAGTTCTCTAGTAAATAAATTTATCATAAATTAAACCCCTGTAAAATCAACGTTTTCAATACTCAGTAACGTTAAAAATTATTAAAAATAGATGAAAACAATTACTATTAGTAACAAACTAGTAACTCAATAGTAACACTTATTCTATTAAATCAACAGCTTTTTTTAATTCGTTTATATCCTTATGAGTGTAAATTTTTTCGGTTGTAATAAAACTATTATGACCTACTAAGTTTTTAATTGATGTACTATTTGCATCCGCATTGTTTAAAAGTGTTGCAAAAGTATGTCGGCAATCATGCGGTTTATGTTCCATATTTAAATTTTCCATAATCGGTTTAAAAACATAATTGTAGTAATAATCATACAACATTTTTTTATTCTTGCTATTAACAATTAAATATTCGTTTTCTGTATCGATTCTATTTTTAAAATATTGTAGCACTTTGGAATGAATAGGGACTAACCGATTTTGTCCTGCTTCTGTTTTTGAATCAGTAACAATAAAATAACCTTCTTTAATATTTATATCACATAATTTTACATTTAACAATTCGCCAATTCTAACACCAGAATAAATCATAATTAGTATAGTATCGACAAATGGCAATGTAGGCTCTGTTTTAAATAATAAATCTATTTCAGATTGACAAAACGGAATCCTTGCGGTTTTATCTTTATTTTTGCCAATATCAATATAATTAGAATAATCTTTATTAACTATATCATTTGTCATTGCATACTCAAATAATTGATTATATAAACTCTTCATTTTTTTTAATGTAGCATGTCCTTTGTCGCATTTCGATATAGCACTGTTTAAATTCGCTGTCTTAACGTCAATGAACTTCATCTTATGAAGTATACTAGAATTATTAAAAGCAGCGTTGTAACCGTTTTTAGTTGACGTGGCGGTATCTTCAAACTTGTTAGTCTTCCATAGTTCAAAAATTTCCTCAAAAGTAATTGAGTTATTACTTATAACATATGGATTTTTATTAAACTCAGCTAATGCTAGTATAGCTTGTTCGCGTTTTTCATAATAACCTATAACTTTATATATTGGTTGTGCTTTTTCATTGAATCCTTCCGTTTTTCTAGCGACAAAAGGCTTTCTCCTGTTACCTTTTAATTTAAAAACTGAACCATATCCATTAGGGTAATCTCATACTGAACCATCTCGTTTCTTTAACATATTATAAATTTATTGTTCGTTAGAAATACTTTGACTTTCCTTTATGCCACTCTGGAACAATTGGTTTTTCATGCAAATATTGAAAATTTTTTCTGTAATGACGATGGTTGTGTAAAGAAAAGTAAATATAGTTTTTATCATCAACCTCTAACGCTCGAAGAAAATAAGCCTTTTCTCCACCATGCATTACCGTTGCGCCAAAAACATAGTCTTTTTCAAAATTAACTTCATATAATATTATTTGTAACATCGAAGCAATAGCCAAATAATCTTCCCGATCTTTATACTTTTCAATTAATTCTTTTTTATTAACCACAGCAAACACTCCTTTGTCGAATTTTGTATTGTTTTGCGTTTTATTGAAACTTACCTATAGTATGTGTACAATAAAGATAAGTCAATCGCGATTCGACAAATTAATAAAAAATGGAGATGCTTATTTGTGA